GCACAACAACCCAAGCAGCGCATCAAGTCTTAGCAGGGCCAATAACTGGGACTGCTGCACCAACATTCAGGTCTTTGGTTTCTACGGACATCCCTGCACTTCCATATGGGACTGGGACGGTTACTTCGGTAGGATTGGCTTTGCCAAGCATTATGTCGGTGTCAGGCTCTCCAGTTACAACAACAGGGACATTGACAGGCACTTTAACGACTCAGGCTGCCAACAGTTTATTTGCAGGCCCATCAAGCGGATCTGCTGCAACTCCAACATTCAGGGCTTTGACAACTGCTGATATTCCTGCTTTACCATATGGAACTGGAACAGTTACATCTGTTAGTGGTACTGGTACTGTTAATGGCATTACACTTACTGGCACAGTTACTACTAGCGGTTCTTTAACACTTGGGGGAACTTTAGGAGGAATTGGCAATAGCCAATTGACTAACTCCTCAATTACTATAAATGGTACATCTACAAGTTTAGGTGGTTCTATTAGTGTTGGAACGGTTACATCGGTAACTGGTACTGCCCCTGTAGTGTCCTCTGGAGGTACAAGTCCTGCCATTAGTATGGCTGCAGCTACTAGCTCTGTTAATGGTTATTTGACTTCTACAGACTGGACTACGTTTAACAATAAGCAACCCGCTGGAACTTATGTCACGTCAGTAAGCGGAACGTCAGGACAGATTACCAGCACAGGCGGGACAACTCCTACGCTTGCTTTGGCTACCACAACAGTAACGGCTGGTTCATATACTTTAACAAACCTTACTGTTGATGCTTATGGAAGAATTACATCGGCTTCTAATGGTTCTGTTGGCGGTGGAACTGCTCCAGTTACAGTAACTACTTCCACTTATTCTGTGGGAACTACTGATCTTTGGTTAATAAACAATTATGCTGGAACTTTGACTTTAACCTTGCCAACTGCCTCAAGTTATTCAGGTCGGCAATTAAACATTCAAAATTACCAGGCTTTTACGGTTGTTTCGGCAAGTTCAAACGTGGTTCAAATTGATGGGTCAGCAACAAATACATCTATTTTATTGGCTAGTTCAGGAGATAGGTGTACTTTAATTTCTAATGGTACAAACTGGGTAATGACAGATTACACTCCAAACAACATACTTTTACTGAATTGACAATGAAAGAATTTATAACTCGGGTAATGAGAGATGATAGGGTTTGGGAATGGGTTCGGATAGATGATATACAAAGGGAAAATTTTAGTTATGTAGATAATGAAATTTATTACACAAATGATCATGGATTTGTGAATTTTCGCAAAGTAACTCCGTCAATGTATGACGTTCATATTTGTATGTTGAAAGGGGCAAAAGAAGTGGATTCTTTCTTTTTAGACTCTTTAGAAAAAATGAGAGAAAAAGGTGCTGAAAAGTTCCTTGGAACTATTGGTGATTGGAACACTCCTGCGTTAAAATTGGCATTACGATGCGGTTTTAAGGAGGAAGGTCGAATTAGTAAGGCTTACCAACGAGACGGTAAATATCGTTCAATGGTAATGATGGGGAGAACATAATGAGTTTTATTGCAAATGCAGTCAGAGATATTACAGGTGCTAATCAGCAAGCTCAGGCTATAACTACGGCTGCTAATACTCAAGCTGCTGCTGCCAACAATGCTGCTGCGTTGCAAAACGCACAATTTCAGCAAACTCAGCAAAATCTCGCACCTTATATGTCCATTGGGACTGCAGCGTTGCCTCAATTAATTCAATCTTTAGGATATCAAGGCCAGTACGGTTCAAATGGTCAATTGACTGGTCTTTCTGGTCAGGGTTTTCAGTTCAATCCATCTAATTTAGAAAATACCCCAGGTTATCAATTTACCTTACAACAAGGTTTGAATGCGGTAAATAACGCAACTTCAGCAACTGGGCAAACAGGTTCTGGGGCGCAAGCTAAAGGGTTGGCTAACTATGCAACTGGGTTGGCTCAGAATACCTACAATCAGCAATATCAAAACGCATTGACCACTTATCAACAGAATGCAAGTATTCTAGGCAGTTTGTTGAGTACAGGTCAAAACGCTGCTGCAGGGATTGGTAGTATGGGAATGCAAAACGCTCAATCCGTTGGAAACACTTTAATGAGTGGTGCAAATGCAACGGCTGCAGGTCAAGTCGCTGCGGGTAGTTCTCAGACCAATGCTCTCAATTCTTTGATGGGTTTGGGAATGGGTGGAGCAGGTATTTATGCGCTTGGTGCTAAATCAGGAATGAATTCTGCATTATCAAGTGGAGCGTCCAGTTTATATAACGGTATTACTGGATTGTTTAGTGCGGGTGCGGGTGCGGGTGCGGGTGCGGGTGCAGTAGGAACAGGTGCAGGAGCATCGGACGCAACAATTGCAGCTTTTGCTTAAAGGAATAATATGCCAATAGATGCTTCAATAATTCCTAGAGAAATAAAACCTGTTAATTTTGGTACTTTAGGCGATACTGCAAAATTAATATTAGATTTCCAAAGAGGTCAACAAGCCTTGGAGACTGGTGGACTGCAACTTCAAAAGCTCCAACAAGAAATGGATTTGAACAAAGCATCCTCAAAAGCCATCCAAGCCAATACAGACGAAAATGGAAATGTTGATATTCCATCTGTAATCAAAGCATTGTCTAAGTCTCCAGAGGCTGCAACTAATCTTGCACCAACAATCACAAGTTTGTTGGGCCAACAAGGTGTACAAAACGAAAATGTAGCCAAACAACTTGGTAACCTAGTTCAAAAGAACACGATTGCTGGTCAAAGACTTGGAGCAATGACTGCCAGGATTGCAAAGGGTGAAGACATTACTCCTAGTGAACACATTAAGGAAATGTCTAATCTTATTGCTGAAGGTGTTTTATCTCCAAATGAGGCGCTTTTACATTTAAGAATGGCTCCGACTCCGACTGGAGATAAAGTAAAAGATCAAAAGGCTTACAACGATTTTATTAAGTCTGAGCATTTTGCAACTCAATCAACTTCAAATCAATTAAATTCATTGTTTGGTACTTTGCAACCTGGTGGAAATGGTCAACCTGCTGCAATCTATAACCCAATTACTCAGACGCTTGAGCCAGTCCAATACGGTAATACTCAGCAACTTGCCAACCCTAATGTTACTGCTCAACCTGGTATGCCTGGTCAGATGGGAATGGGACAACCTAATGCTCCAGCTCAAGACCAAATTGCTTCACAATTAATGTTCCCAGTTCGTCAACCTGGTACTAATTACGCTCAATTACCAAATGAGGCCACAAAGACTACTGAAGGCGGGCAGTATGTTAGCGGATTGATTGACAGAAAGAAAAACCTGGTTACTGATCGCAGAAACTTGGACGAAATGCTTAAGCAAGTTGAAAAGGTTAAAGAAGAAACTCCTAGAGTGCCAGGGACTAATCCAGTCAGCAATGCACTCAATGCAACAATAAGAAAAGCAAGCGTTGCAACTGCCGATCCACAATACCAACAGTTGTCCAAAGATATTGCCAATATGCAGATTTCTAATTTAAAGGCTGCAGGTGGCTCAATGGATACGGTTGCAGGACAACAACTTCAGGCTCATGCAAACGGCACTGAAATTTATGATCCAGATGTACTTTTGAACATTGGCAGACGAGCCAAGGCAGACATGAAAAACCTTGATTTGCAAACGGACGCTGCAACCAAGTTTATTCAGCGTTATGGTCCAAATAACATGGACACATTTAAAAAGATTTGGGGTGATAACGCAGATAGTAAACTCTTTGAGATGATGAATCATCACGAAGATAAAACAATGACTCCCGAACAAAAGAAAATGAAACGTGACGAGTTGATTGGAATCACTCCAGATATGTCTCCTGAAAAGAAAAAAGAATTGCTTAAAGAATTCCAAGACAAAAACAATGTAATACAAAAATTAGTAAACACAGGCGGTCTCTAATATGGGAACATTTGCTGATTTCTTGAATGATGTTGAGGAAGAAAAACCTCAATCTAAAAATGTTCCTGCGCCAATCAGGAATAATAATCCAGGGTCGCTTATGCCTGGAGGAAAGTTAGCGCAATACAAAAGTGCAGAGGAAGGGTTGCAAGCACTTGATAATAATCTTAAAAATTACGGTAAAAAAGGTGTTAGCACTTTAGCGGATGTAATTTCTAAATGGGCGCCCCCAAGCGAAAACGACACAAACTCTTATATTGCTCACGTTGCAAAAGTTACAGGACTTGATCCAAATCAAAAGATTGATTTAAGTAATCCATTAATTCGTCATCAAATATCTGCAGGTATTGTTCAGCAAGAAAATGGTACAAAAGCCATTTATCAATCGTCTGGTAAAACACAAATTGCACCTGCAATGGTTGCTGAACCTGCCAAATCAGATTTTTCTAATTTTTTAGAAGATGTTTCTGAACCAACAAAACAACCTGAAGTTGCTCCTGCTCCTATTGTTCAAAAAGCTCAACCTACAACTCAACCTGCTCCTCGTCAAATGAACGCAGGGGAGAAGATGTATCAAGACAGAATTAGTGCTCTTAAGAATTTGGGCATTGGTTTATCTTCTCTTGCAGACGTAACAGTTGGGGGGGTTATTCCTGCCGTAGCTGGTGCGACAACTTACCCATTGGCTAGAGTTTTACGCTCTCCAGAGGAAGCTCAAGCAATTACCAATCAAGTGACCTCGGCATTAGAAAAACCATTTGGTAAGGCTTTAGGAGTGACTGAAAACCCAGTTTATAAGGGTGAAGCATCAAGACGATTAATGGATTTGGTTGGTGAAAGTCTTGGAGAAGGCGCAAAAGCAATATCTGAAAAGACAGGCATTCCAACTGGTGACGTTCAAAGTTATATTAATTCTTTGATGTTGGCTGCAGGTAAGCCAGTTTCAGAGGCTGCAAGTAAAGTTGGTGGGGCAGCAATAAAAGCAGGGCAACAGTTTGCTCAGGATTTAAAAGAAGTTACTGCAACTCCAATGAAGACTGAGATTGTTCAACCCGAAGGAGTTGCTCCAGGTTCAGCAGGCGCAGCAAAGGTCACAACCAATCCATATCCTAAGTTTACTGGACAAGAAACTGGTAAGGGTGGCGAGTTTCCAATGGTGAAACTTTCTAACATTTCAAAAGATGTTTCACCTAAAGAACAACANATTATAGCGCAAGTTGTAACTGAAATCCTTGGTAATAAAGATGCGGTCAGGACTGGAGTGATTACAAGAAACGAAAACACTTTGAGAAATGAGCATACTGAAGCTAAATCTGCTAATCAAACTCCAAAAGCACAAGTTCTTAGAGAACAGATCGCTAATGAACAAAACGCTCTTTCTAACTATGCTCAACAAAGAATTAAAAATACTGGAGCAAGCCCAACATTAACATCTGATTACGAAAGAGGTCAGGCAATTAATGATGCTTTTGTCGGTGAACAAGGATTAACTGGCTTTATTAAAAATGAAAAGGAAAAACAATTTGATGAGGCAAAATCAAAAGTTGGACAAAATCCAATTGTGACAAGCCATGTTGATAATTTATTAAACAATGAACAATTCAAAGCAGGACTTGGATTAAAAGGGAATGAAGGAGTTGCAGCAAGTGCTGAAAAATTTATCAATATAGCTAAAACAACGGGATTTGAGGATGAATATGGAAATAAATATGCGCCAAATAGTATTGAAGGATGGGATGCAGTTCGCAAGGCTTTAAATTCAAATTGGACAAAAGATAATGCTGCAGTAATTAAAAAGATAAATACCGCTATTGACAAAGACATTGCAAGCGCAGGAGGTCAGGAACTTTATAAAAAAGCAGATCAATTACATGAAGCCGAAAAGATTTTATTTTCATCTAAGGGAATTAAATCAATATTTGGCGAAATTGATCCTAATGGAGTTCAAACAGGTACACCATTTGAACAAATACCCGCAAAATTAAACAAAATTCCTAGGGATGAATGGGTACATATATTTGATACTGCTGACAAGATTTCAAAAGGTGTTTTGAATGGGCCAATTGAAAAGGAAACTGGTTTACCAAAGTGGACTATTGAAGTCCCAGAAGAAGTAAGGCAAAATGCTGAAAGAGCAAAAGCTGAGATTAAAGGTGCAATTGCAAGAGAAGTTTACGAAAATGGTTCTAAAAGACCTGGTGTATGGAATCAACAAGACGTAAATTCAATTTTGAACGCAAGGTCTGAAAAGATTAAACACGCATTTGATCCAGAGGAAATTAAGGCTTTTCACACTTTGAACCTTGGCAGTCAGTTCATGCCTGGGATACATGGTTACGAAGGATCGGGGCAACAAATTCAGAGGCTTGGAATGATTGCAAGCAACGCTGAAAAAATAGGCGCTACAACAGGCGGACTTATTGGAAGTGCTGCAGGGCCGATTGGTACTGGATTTGGTACGTATGTTGGTCAAAAAGTAGGTACTGCATTTGAGCAAAGTTCACTTGAAAAGGCTTTGAATAAAGCAGCGACTGAAACACAAAAAGAGATGAAAAAGAACGCTCAAAAGGCTAATATTTTAAATCTCAGAGATAATAAAAAGGATTGATATGTCATCTTATACAATACTTCCAAATGGTAAACAACAATTTATTACGTCTAATGGAACTCCATTAGCGGGAGGGAAAGTTTATTATTACATTCCATCAACCACAACTTTTAAAAATACATATCAAGATTCAGCAGGGGTTAATTTAAATACTAACCCAGTTGTTTTAGATGCTAATGGTCAATGTATTGTTTATGGTCAAGGTTCTTATCGTCAACAAGTTTTTGATGTAAATAATAACTTGATTTGGGATCAACAAGTTGATTCCCCTGGTTCATTTGGAAATGTTAATACATTTACTTCAGATGGATCTACAAAAACTTTTTCTTTAACTGGAACGCCAGTAAGTTTAAATAGTATGAATGTTTCTATAAATGGAGTTACACAAATTCCAGGAGCAAACTACACTTTAAGCGGTCAAACTTTAACTTTAAGTTCTGCAGCACCAATTTATTCTGTTATTGCAGTTCAATTTTAAATGACTAATAAAACAATATCAGCATTAAGTTCTGCATCCACAATTGTAGGAACAGAAGTTTTACCAATTGTTCAAAGCAGCGCAACGGTTAAAGTATCGGTTGCAAACTTAACATCTGGACTTGGTACTATTATTGCTACTAAAGGTGGCACAGGTCAAACATCTTATGCGGTTGGTGATTTGCTTTATGCCGACACCATTACAACCCTTGCAAAACTGCCTGATGTAGCCACAGGTAATGCGCTTATCTCAGGCGGTGTATCAACTGCTCCAAGTTGGGGCAAAATTAGTCTTACAACCCATGTTTCTGGTGTTTTACCTATTGCCAATGGCGGCACAAACGCATCCACCGCCAGCATTACATCATTCAATAACATTACAGGTTATTCGGCATCAGGCGCAACAGGTACGACCAGCACAAACCTAGTGTTTTCCACAAGCCCTTCAATTACAACACCAACATTGGTGGGTAATGCAACATTAAGCACAGGAAATTTAGTTCAAGGCACAGCAGCTAAAGGCATCAACTTCACCGCAAACACCCCCGCAGCGGGAATGACAAGCCAGTTGTTGAATTGGTATGAGGAAGGAACATGGACACCTACGGATGCAAGTGGGGCAGGACTTTCTCTTACTTTGACAAATTGCAAATATGTACGAATTGGAACGCAAGTTACGTTAATTGGCCGTATAACCTACCCTGTTACTGCAAACGCAGCTCAGGCAAGAATTTCATTATTGAACTCTAGCGCATCGCAAGGTTCTTTTTCAGTCTCATGCTCTGCTGCTTTAAACTTATACGGATATAGCAGCGGCACATCTGCTTGGATATTTGGCGCTGGTCAATCCGTAATTACAAATGCAAATTTGTCAGGGGCAGAACTTGATTTGACTATTACCTACGTATGTACATAAGGATTGAAAAATGTCTCTAACTAAAGCAACCTATTCCATGATTACTGGTGCGTGTATTAACGTGCTTGATTATGGTGCTAAAGGTGATGGAACCACAAACGACACAACAGCAATTCAAGCCGCCATAACTGCGGCTCTTGCTGGCTGCGGCGTAGTGTATTTTCCCAAAGGAACATACGCTTATACATCAACAACTACATTTTTGATTGACCCTTTTACGTCTCAAAAATCATTGACTTTAATTGGTGATGGCCCCCAAAATACCGTGTTTAATTTAAACGCCAACAATGAAATTTTTACTGTTAACAGCGGCGAAAATGGTTCGGGCCCATCGTTTATGTTTAACGTCAAAGGCATAAGTTTTTCTTTAGTGACACCCGCCACTAACAGTGCAGCAACTTGTTTTTATGTATGCCGAACAGCAAATGATTGGGGCGCACATTTTTATTTTGAAGATTGTTACTTTAATAATTTTAGTTACGCCGCTGTTTGGGGTGTTCGTTGTTTTAATTCAGGGGCAAAACGTACCATTTTTCATGGTGCAAGCGTGTACCACAATGGAAGCGTAACCAATCCAACAGGATTTGATGATGCTTGCGTTAGGTTGTGGGGTGCGGATGGCACATCAACTTTGCAAGACCATAGTTTTTCAAACGAGGCACGTTTTGAGCAGTGCAATTTTAGAGACACACGAATTGGCTTTGATGGCTGGAACGTAATTGGTTCATTGAATGAATGTACTTTCACCGAAGTTTGTTACGGATTAATTGTTCGGCCTAATCCCACAAGTGGTGTTTATGGAAATGTATCAAGCCTAGAAAAAGGTGGTTATGGTCTGTGTCAAGTATCTGTTAGAACGTGCTGGTTTGAGGATATACCTCAATATGCGTATGCAAACGTAGACCTTAATTTTGTCACCGCCGCTTTGATTAACCCGTCTATTCGTGCAGTTTTCAATATAACTATACAAGATACCTATATCGCAAATTGTGCTTCTTTAGCGGCGGTTGGAATACAAACAAATTTAAGCGTTACGGGAAGTTTTGACGCCGCACTAATGAGTACTTCTTTAGGTCAAGTTAGCTGCGCTACCGCAACTTGGGTTCCAATTTTCCAACCATCTGTTGCTTGCGTATACATTTTAATTGTGAGAATTTACAATTACGCATCGGCACAAACAAGCGCTACGGCAACCTTGTTTAACAGTTATTTTGACTTAACCATGTTAAATAAAGCAGTTGGATCGGCAATTGACTTGCGTGTTAACTATCCAAACATTGAAGTTCAACAAACAACTGGTTCAACGAAACTTGTAGATTTTTCTGTTATTCGTATGCTTTAAAGGAAACAAAATGTCTATATCGTATAAATGGTCAATTGATAAACTTACTGTTGCTGAAGAAAATCTTGTTGTCAGAGTTGATTGGCGCGTTACCGCTGAGGATAATGAAAACAATATAACAACTTCAGCAGCTGGTGTTCGTACACTTACTCGGGGGGATAGTTTTATTCCTTACGAGCAATTGACAGAGCAGCAAGTGCTTGATTGGTGTTTTGCGCCAGAAATTATTACGATTGAAGATTCAATTCAAAACATAACAACGACAGTTACCAAAAATCTTAAAGATGAAGGTGAAGCACAAGTAGCAAATCAAATTGCACGCAATTTGGCACAAAAGGCCGCTGAACCTGCTTTACCTTGGTCAAAATTGCCAGCATAAGGACATTCCATGACACAGCCGATTGACATCATCACCCGAGCCATGAAGGACATTGGCGCCGCGGTGCATACGCCCGAAGTTGTTGCTGCTTACAAAGAGGCTCAAAATGTTACTCCAACTGCTTAAATCTCGAACAGTCCTATTTGCTTTGTTTTTGGCAGTATTGTCAATTCTGCAAGGTTATGTAAACTTGTTGCCTTTATCTCCAACAGATCAAATGTATGTTGGAATTGCAATATCTGTTGTAGTGACTTTGCTTAGAATAGTCACTACTCAACCTATTTCTGAAAAATAAATATATAGTAAATCATGCCAAACATAGATCCAAATATAACCAAAGACGCAGTAAAAGAAGCCTTGAAAGAATGGCTTAATGAACAGTTTGCTGCATTTGGCAAATGGACATTTACTGGTTTGCTTTCTGCTGCATTTGTAGGAATGATTTATCTTTGGCTTGCAGGGCATAATTTTTCTGTTAATAAGTAGGAGAAAATCATAGACCCTTTTACTTTAGCAATGATGGCTTTGGGTGCGGTAAAGTCAGGTGTTGCATTTTACAAGGAAGCTAAGTCGGTTGGTAAAGAGGCCTTTGGGGTGATTACTGAAATTGCGGACGGTCTGGGTTCTTTCTTTGAACATCAAGAAAAGGCTATTGCTCATGCTAAAGAAATTGAGAAAAATCCGCCTAAAGGCAAAAGTCTTCAAGCCATTGCCCTTGACAACGTTATCCGAAAAAAAAGACTTCAGCAAGCCGAATACGACCTAAGACAAGCCCTTATCTACGAATCTCCCCCAGAACTAGGGGCGCTTTGGAATGACTTTCAAAAAGAAAGAACGAAGCTCTTAGCAGACAAAGAAAAGTTTGATAAAGCTCAAAAAAAAAGGATGAACAGGAGGCCAGAGAACGGAAAGAGGACAGAAATGTATTTCAGTTCAGACTGGTGTTATGCGCTGCAATACTTGTCTTTGCACTCACTTGCATAGGGTTAATGTATTACATTGACCAGGATTACAAAAAAAGTCTTGATGGAGACCCTGCAATTATTCGTTTTAAACAAAAGTTTGAAATTAATTCCAAAGAAATTGAATGTTTAAAGATTTTTCACGAAACTGGTTACTTACCTAAATACTGTAATTAGAGGATTATATGGATTGGTTAAAAAGCATTGCACCTACGATATTTACTGCTATTGGTGGTCCTCTGGGTGGTCTAGCATACGAAGCGGTTAGTAAAGTCCTGGGAGTGTCTCAAGACGATGCTAAGACAATGCTTGAGTCAAATAAGCTAACTTCAGATCAGATTGCTGCAGTCCAGCAAGCCGAGATAGCACTTAAAGCCAAGGCGCAAGAACTTAATTTAGACTTTGAGCAACTGGCTACTGCAGACCGAGCATCTGCTAGACAATTGCAAAGTGCAACGCATAGCTGGATACCTCCATTTTTGGCTTGTGGGATTACCATCGGTTTCTTTGGAATCTTGTACGCTTTAATGACTGATAAGGTAACAAAATCAGACGAACTAATGATTATGCTAGGGTCTTTGAGCACCGCCTGGACTGGTGTGATTGCTTTTTATTTTGGTAGTTCAGCAGGTAGTCAGAAAAAAGACGAAATGATTGCAAACTCAACTCCCACAAAATGAACTATTCTAAAGACGGATTAAAGTTAACTGAACAATTTGAGGGTTGTCGGTTGGAGGCTTACCCAGACCCTGCGACTGGTAAAGACCCTTGGACAATTGGTTATGGTCACACAGGCCCAGATGTATTCCCTAGTCTTTTAATTACCCAAGAACAAGCCGAAAAACTTCTCTTAGAGGACGTTCAAAAGGCAGTTGATCACGTTAATAGTAAATTAAAAATTGAAGTCTCTCAGGGCGAATTTGACGCATTGGTGGACTTTGCTTTTAATTGCGGATGTCGCAACTTGGACAACTCAACCCTGCTTAAAAAAGTAAATGATGGAGACCATGAGGGCGCAGCAGACGAGTTCCTTAAATGGGATATGGCAGGTGGTCATGTTATGGCAGGGTTACTCAGTAGAAGGCAAGCAGAAGCAGCGTTGTTTTTATCAGACATAGCAAAATGAACGATATTGCAGATGACGCTCACTTTACCGAGGAATTGCACCGAGAATCTGCACTTAATGAGATTAGAAAACGAGCAAAACCTAAATATACGGGCTTTTGTTTAACCTGCAATGATGTTAGTAAACCCAACTCGCAGTTTTGCTCTAAAGACTGCCAGGAAGATCAAGAACTGATTATTCGGATTGGACGAATAAAAGGTAACTAATGATTCTTCTCCTTGGCTTTGTTGACCCAACATATCCAGTGATACACAGTACCACCGTCATTCCAAAACCTGTCACCTACTTTGAATAGGCCAAAGCATCGTGGGCATTGATGCGGCTTGAATAAGTCATTTATGTTCTACTCCTTAATGCCGTGTGCGGTTTCGTTTCTCTGTTGCTCCCGAATACTGGCGGCTCGAAAAGCATCAGATGGGCTATCCCCATCGCAAATCTCAGCAGCTACTGTTGTTCCATCAGGCGTTTCGTAACTGTGCGTCAAATGGTTGTAAAAGGTTGGTGTCATGTCTTACTCCTTAATTCCATGGGCGGCTAAAACTTCACGAACAGCCGCAACAAACTCTGCTTCCATACTGTCGTCTTTGCCTTCTGGAACTTCTGGGCGTGAGCACCAAAACTTCCAAATCTCATCATCCGTCAACGGCTTGCGCTTTTGTGTAGGTTTTACGTTTTCACGCTCACATCCAGACTTTTTACAAAAGCCCCCGCAATCACTACATTGATTTGGTTTCATTTATTTTGTGCCTTTCTTAGTAAAGAATATGCAAACTCAAACGCTTTTATGTCTATCATTGCTGTTTTAAATACTTCATAATAACTTTCGCTGATTTCCGCATCAGTCAATATTGGTTCTTTGTATTCAACATACTCATTAGCCATGTGGCTAGCGGTTCGGTCAAAACTTTCGCTTTCTTTATATTTCAGCATCGACAAT